GCCATGAACGCAAAAGCCACCGGAGAGTCGCAATGACCATCATCACCCTATCCGCCCAAACAGCAGCCGAGATCATTCGCGACCTCGACAACGCCCAGAGCGCGCTACTGAACAACGATATGACGAGCGAGGAAAAGTATCAACTCGCCGCACGTTGCGGAGTGGCCCGCACCTTTATGCAATGCGCTATTGAGCGCGAGGCGGTGAATTATGCACGCCACTGACAACGAACTTGATATGGCTTGCGAAATCATGAAAGCAGCCTGCATAGCTATCGCAATCACGATCGTAACCGTCTGCGCGATTTTCTACTTCGGCGGCCCTGAAGTTCTCGACGCGATGCTGATTGTTGTGCGGCCGATTTTTCATCTGTTTGGAGGGTAACCGTGAACACGATCCAACGCCTTTTCGCCCGCAACGACCGACGCCGCGCCCGCGACACCCTTCAGCAGTGCTGCGACGACTTGTTCACCGCACGCCGCTCCGTAGACGAAGCTTGGCGCATGGCCGACCGCGCTTTGCGTGAGGCTGTCGAACTGGACCGCGAGCAGTTCCGCATCTCGTTCTTCGGCAGCCGCAACCCGGCCCACGCCGGTTACATGGAAGGATCGGCAAAGTTGTTCGGGATCAAGAAGGCCGAGCGCCCTGTCGTGAGTGTCCGAACGCTCGCCGAAATTGGCCCGACGAAATACTACCGACCGGAACTGATGGCGGTTAAGGAGGCTGCATGAGCGATAACTTCGGCCTTACATCATTCCAACTCGACACACTTCTGAAAGCCGGATTGAAGCCCGAGGAAATCGGCGGCGATGCGCAAGTGCAGCATGAGCGAGTTGGCGAGTTGGTTCGCTGGTTTGCCCGCTTCATCGATGGGAATGCGAATCCTAAGTGGGCTTACCAGCACGCCTACGAACTGGCGTTCTACGTCGCATCGAATGGGATGAACCGTGCGATCGACACTCGCGAGATCGCGGACCAGGCCTACAAGGAGGGCATCAACATCAAGCCGCACGAGCGCCGCATGTTCGAGCGCCTTGGAATGGTGAAGCCTTGGGAGAGCGAGGCTGATGGGCTGGTAGAAGATTACGTCCGAGGGCTGCTATCGAATGACGTTGAAAAGGCGGCCGATGCTACGCGCCGCATGACGGACTACGTTATGTCGAGGGAGCCACTATGAACCTCCTCACCGCCTTATATCTCAGCCTCTTCCTCATCCTCGGCGCGCTATTTGGCGCAGCCTCTTGGCATATCAACCATACCGCAGCGGTGAAGGTTAGCGCTGCACGGAGTCAATAAATGCAAATCACTATGGATTCCATCGAATCCAGTCAAATCGACGCCATCGGCTACGACGCTGAGACGCAAACGCTCGCGATTCAGTTCAGAGGGAAGGGCGACGCGCCGGGTTCCCTGTACCACTACAGCAATTTCACGGCTGAAGACTGGCAGGCGTTCCGCGATGCCGAGTCGATCGGCTCCCACTTCTACAAACACGTGAAGCCGTTCAAGGACAAGTACCCGTATGTCCGCATTGATACGGCTCAACCGGAGCAAGCATGAGCACCGCACTTACCACGCGCCAGGAGTTCGGCGCAACCGAACAATCGAACGCGCTTGTCGAAACTGCCGCCACCGCGATTGCGGCCAAGTCGAAAGCGATGGTCGAAGCGCGCTACATCATGGCGATGCGGCAACCGCGTAATTGGGATCAGGTTCGCCAGGATCTGATGGCCGAATGCAAGCGCCCGAACTTCGCGCACAACAAGAGCGCCTACTATCGCAAGCCCATTGGTAAGGGCGTTGAGGGCCTTGGTATTCGCTTCGTCGAAGTCGCGTTGCGCTGCATGAAAAACGTGCTGGTCGAAACGACTATGACGTTTGAAGACGAGACGAAGGAGATCCACTGCGTGAGCGTGACGGATCTCGAGTCGAATCTAACCTATCCGCTTGACGTACGCGTGTCGAAGACAGTCGAGCGAGCGAAGCCGATGGACGATGGCTCGTATATCTCGGTGCGCAAGAATAGCTACGACAAGCTGACCTACACCGTGCCGGCCAATGACGATGACCTGCTGAACAAGCGGGCCGCGCTGATCTCTAAGGCTATCCGCACGCTGGGCCTGCGGATTATCCCGGGCGACCTGCAGGACGAAGCCGAAGAAATCATCAAGGCTGTGCGCCTGGACGAGACGGCCAAAGACCCGGACCGCGCGCGAAAGAAGATGGTGGATGCGTTCGGCTCTCTGGGCATCAAAGCGGACGACCTTGTTGGGTATATCGGTCATTCGCTGGATAGCTGCTCGCCGCAGGAAATGACCGACATGTTCGCGCTATACGGCGCAATCAAGGACGGCGAGGCGACCTGGAAACAGGTTATGGAGAACAAGGCAGAGCAGGGTGGCGGCGAGGCCCCGAAGGAAGGCGCGAAGCCGGTCGCCAAGGTGATCTCGGTTTGCACCGACGAGCATTTCAAGGAAAAGACCCCCGAATGGCGAAAGCTGATCATCGAGCGCAAGAAATCGGTCAATGATCTCATCGCCATGATCGAAACGAAAACCAAACTCAGCGAAGACCAAAAGCTGACGATTGATGCTTGGAGCCATGATGACGAATGAGCGAATCCTTCACAATCTAGTGCAGGGAAGCGATGAATGGATGGCCTTCCGTCTGAACCACTTCGGTGCAAGCGAAGCTGCCGCGATGCTTGGCCTGTCGTCCAAGGTAAAGCGCTCGGAGTTGCTGCACATGAAGCACACGGGCACGGCTAAAGAGTTCAGCGACTGGGTTCAGAAGAACATCTTGGACTATGGCCATGAAGTGGAAGCTCTCGCGCGGCCTATTATCGAAGAGTTGATCGGTGAGGATCTGTATCCGGTCACCTATTCGGTCGGCCGCATGTCGGCGTCACTCGATGGCCTGACGATGTCGGATGAAACGGCATTCGAGCATAAGCAGTGGAATGAGGCATTGGCAGCATCTGTAAGGGCAAAAATCCTGCCGGAAGAGTTCCAACCGCAGTGTCAGCAGATCACGATGGCGAGTCCAGCCAAGCGCGTTATCTTCGTGGTATCGGATGGCACGCGGGAGAACATGGAATACATGGAAGTTCTTCCTGATGCCGCCTGGCATGAAAGGATTAGCGCTGGCTGGGATCAATTTGAAAAGGACTTGGCTGAGTATGTTCCGGTAGTTATTCCGGAAAAGCCGAAAGCCGAAGCGATCATGGCTCTGCCGGCGCTCGCTGTGCAGATCCGCGGCGAAGTCATCACCAGCAACCTGCCGGCGTTCCGCTCCGCTGCCGAGACGTTCATTGCGAATATCAAGACCGACCTGAAGACCGACGAGGATTTCGTGCAGGCCGATGCGACGGTCAAGTTTTGCAAGGAAGCCGAGGATAGCCTCGAAGTCGCGAAGAACTCGGCGCTCGCCCAGACGGCCAGCATCGATGAACTGATGCGCACCGTCGACCACATCCGCGATCAGTTGCGTACGAAGCGCCTCGCACTCGACAAACTGGTTGAGAGCCGCAAGAAGCAGATCAAGGAAAACGCAGTCGCCGAACGCCGCAACAAGTGGACTGAGCATGTAGCCGCCATCAATGCGGAACTGAAGACGGTCCAGATCGTTGTTCCGGTTCCCGACTTCGTGACGGCAATCAAAGGCCTGAAGACGATCGCGAGCCTTTACGACAAGCTCGATACTGCACTGGCAAACGGCAAGATCGTCGCCGATGCCGCCGCGAAGGATTTGCGCGCCAAGCTGGATTGGTATAAGCCGCACGCGGAGCATGCATTCCTGTTCCGCGATCTGCATACGCTGATCCAGAAGCCACGCGAGGATTTCGAGCTCGCCGTGACGACCCGGATTGCTGAGCACAAGCGGGCGGAGGATGAGAAGGAGGCGAAGCGCAAGGCCGATGAGGCTATCGCCCAGGCGGCAGCCGTGCCTGTCGCCGTGGTTCAGCCGATTGCACCGGTTACGGCCCCGCCAGTCCATACCGAATTCGTGCGCGCGACGCCCAGCAGTGCGCCGACACTCCGCTTGGGCCAGATCAACGAACGCCTGGCACCGATTGCGCTGACGGCTGAAGGTCTCGCAACGCTCGGCTTCAAGCATGCCGCGACGGACAAAGCCGCGAAGCTGTATTTCGAATCTGATTTTGATCTGATTTGCGACGCACTGACGCGACACATTGGAGTGGTCCTGCGCAAGCAAGCCGCCTAGGAGCCACCATGGGATTTCGCACAGTGGTAATGCTGTCAAATGACCACGCCCACGAGTGGGAACGCGACACGGAACTTGGGCGCAAGATCAGCCGCGCGATGAACTATGCCAGTTCGCCAGAGCGTCGAGACATGGCATCAATCGGCTACGGGCAGGTTGTCGAGTGCGTTCACGCCGATCAGCAGACTCTCGCCATGCTGGACGGCTATACCGCGTTCAAGCACATCGATGCGCAGCCGTGGGCGCGCGGGCCTGTCAGTGATGAGGCAATCGTGCGACTGCTCAAGAGCGCAGCAAACAAACTGGGCTATCGGCTTGTGAAGAAGCCAGCCTGATCTACCGCCTCAGCGCCGCACGGATGAAACCCCTGATCTCCTATAAGTCGGCGCAGGGGCACCTTTTTATGCTGGTCTCGCGCAAAACGAGGCTTTAGCCGCCTGCACGGGGCTCTTTCTATTCGCGGTTGAGGGTGGGGCGGGTCGTCTCACCCTTCTTTTTATTCTTGCGAGAACCCAATGTACCCCCGCTCCCAACTACAGAAATTCTACGTCTACGCCGCCGACAAGCTCGTAGCGACCATACTCGCCCTGACCGACCGAGGCGCTATTGCCCAGGCATCGGACCTGACCGGCTACAGCGCGGCTTCGCTGTGCGCGCAGACGACGATACGTTGAACCCTAATTGAGAGGCAGCATGAGTTGCTACTGCGATTACGACTATTCGGAATTGCCGACGTTCTACGAGGAAAGAACGGTCAAGGCACGGCGCGAGCATCGGTGTTGCGAGTGCCTGGGAGCTATTGCGCGCGGCGAGAACTACCAACGGCGATCCGGCAAATGGGAGGGGCGCTTTGAGTGTTTCAAGACGTGTCAACGATGCATAGATTTTGAGGCCAACATCAAGGCGCACATCCCATGTTTCCGCGTCTGCTCAATAGGCGAATTGATTGCGGAGGCAATCGAATGCCTGCGTGAGTACCGCGAAGAGGCGTCGTCGCTGCTTTTCGGGGCCTATCGCCGCGATATCCGGCGCCGTCGCAATGCGACCGCGATCCGCGCCGCACGCGCCGCCTAACCCGAGACATGAGGATAACGATGAAACAGAGCCACTACAACGAACTGATGAAGATCGCCGCCGACCTCGAAACGGAGGGCGATGGCGCGATCGCGAAATCACTCCGCGCCGCTCTCGCCGCACTTCCTTCCGATGCGCGAGCGCCGGTAGCGTGGGTGCGCTATCGCAGCGGCGGCGGATTCGAAGGCCCGATCATGGATACCGATTTGCGCATGTGCGACACGCGTCGCAGTTTTTGGACGCCGCTCTACGCCGCCCCCGTCGCCCCTGCTGCGGCAGCGCAGCCCGACGAGCGCGCGGCGTTGACGTATCCCAATGATCTCACCGACGAACTGCGCGAAGTGCTTGGCTGGCCGAACTTCCGGTGTGGTCCAGTGGCGCATGTCATGCGTGACGCTGGCGATGAGATCAAACGCAAAGCCGAAGACGAACAGGCTCATGTCCTGCACTGGCTCGTCAAGCTCGTACTTAAACATGGCGCTGATTGGCAGCCACATGCCGCCGAAGCACTCAAGGCAATCCGCGCCCGCGCCGCCTCGCAAGGAGCCAAGCAATGAGCAACGTTGAGCAATTGCCCGTCAAGGCCACGAGCGACCGCCCCGCACCGAAGCGAATCATGCGCCCTTGCGAATACGGCATGTGGGGTGCCGTCAAAGACATGGAAACGCAGATGGGCACCGTCGAGGCATACAACCGCCTCTGCGATTGGGCTCAGTCGCTGAAGGCGAAGATCGATCGCGGCGACGCCCAAGTGCAAAACCGTCTGTTCGCAACTGATCCGAAGTGGATCTATCCGGCTGGAGGCTCGCAATGACCAATGAAACGCTGAAGGACGGCGAGCGCGCGGTGTCTGCTGAGGAGTTTCTCGAATCCATGAAGCCGCGCGCGAACAAAGTCCAGGACGGCGTGCAGCTCTGGACTGCATGGGCACTCATCGAGGCGTTCAACCAAGGTGTCTGCGCCGCCACCCCGCAACCCCTTAACAAGCGCGCAGCCTTCGAGACCTGGGCGAAGCCCCACGGCTATGACTTGTCACGATGCTCTCCAGTATCTTATTCCGCATATAAGAGCGATGCGACTAATGATGCTTGGAAGGAGTGGTTGGGTGGGGAGGCTACTGGTGAGCGCATGAGCGAGGCAGCGCAAGCGGTGGCTCCCAAGGAAGTATGCGAAGCCGTGGAGTCGATGGCCGCGCTGTACGAAACAAACGGCATATACGACGACGCAGAGATTCTGCGCAGATGGCTCGCCGCCCGCAAAGCCGAGATCGATCGCGAAGGGGGAGAGGAATGACCTATCTGGATTTCAGGCCGATGGTCGCAAAGATTCTGCGAGAGCGGAAAGCGAAGCGCAAGGCGAAGCCCGTTGATCCGGCGTGGCTTGAGGCGTTCAACCATGCACGCGCACAAGGCCTGAACGTGGATGCATTCACGTTTCAGATTGCGTGGGCTTACGCCACACAGGAGCAACCATGACCTCGCGAGAGAAGTTTGAGAGGTGGGCGATTAAGGAAAGGTTCGCATTTCGCGACAAGAATGGCTTATGGCCCATGGGTGGTGGGACGTTGTACCAACTGCAGGCGGCATGGCAAGCCTCGCGTGTCGCGGCACTCGAAGAAGCCACTCGCATTGTCGAGACATATCAGGTCAGCGTAGGAAACAGCGCAGCAGGCGAGATCGCTTGCGAAATGACGATGGATAGTTTGCGCGAGATCCTTATTGATGACGGACATAGACCGTCGGATGTGGACGAGGCTCTAACTTCATGGGCGAACTATGAAGTTACGAAACGGCTCAACGGGAGAACTGAATGACCACCCACGACGAACTGATCAATCGGCTGCAAGAATACGCCGACGAAGATCGAGACCTCGGATGGAATACCAATCGCGCTCGCGCACATTTGGATGCCAAAGCCGCTATCGAACAACTCCAGCGCGACCTAGCCGCCCTGATGGCCGACAAGGAAGAGGAAGTTCGGTTGCATCGCGCGATGCCCGACGACTGGCGGTTGGAACCTCAAGGCACAAATGGGAGGTTGGCGTTGATCAATTCGGCCGGTCAGTGGCGAATCTTCGGGCGCAACATGGGAGATGACTTCATGTTCGGATTTCTGAGCGCATTGGCCGCTCTGGCGCAGAGGGAGGGGTGATGAACTGGATTCCATCAACGCTTATGGCTTGGTCATTCCGCCGTGGGTATTGGTTTCAGCCGTGGGTTAGCGAGACTATCAGCGTCGAATGGATGACGTGGTGCGGCGGCGGCCCGCTGGATAACGAGCGCGAGCGGGCCGAAGAGGCGCGAGCGCCGGTAGCGTGGGTGCGCTATCGCAGCGGCGGCGGATTCGAAGGACGGCGAGTGCGGTAAGTCATGGTGCCCGCAACTCCGCGACAACGAACCGAACAACTCTGGGCGGCATTGTCTGCTGGATAGAGGGGATGAGGATTGAAAGTCACCATTGATGACAACGTGACCGTCCTGCCCGTCGCGCCCCGCAAGAATCTCGGCGACGAGCGCGTATTCACGACGGTTCCGCTGACAACCTGCTGGCACAAGCGCTACATCGTTGATGACAAGGCCGCCGAGGTTACCTGCGTGGACTGCAAGGAAAAGCTCAATCCGATGTGGGTACTTCAGCAGTTGTGCAATGCCGAGCATCGGTATCACGAACTGCACGCGCGCTACCACGACGAACTCAAGCGACTCGGCGAACGCTCGCGCACCAAGTGTCAGCACTGCGGCGAAATGACGAGGATTAGTAAGTCATGAAAGACCTTGCAGAACTCAAGGCCGAACTGCTCTATTGCCTGACTAACGGGCAGCACGGCCCGCGCACCGAATGCGCGCTTAGATGGGCGCTTGAACTGATTGAAGAGATGGAAGAGAAGAGGGAGGAAGTATGAGCACGAGTTACGTGATTTTCTGCCAGGCCTATACCGATCCGGTATGGGGTGAGCAGGTGATCGACTGGATTCATACGGGACTTGTACGCGTCTATCGAAACCAGCTGCGCAAGGCGGTATTTGAATGGGTCGGATGCCCGCACTTGCCATTCGACCTCGCGGCAGTTCGCCGTACGTATCCGATCTGCAAGTTCGCAGACGCTAACGAGGAGCTGATATCGTACGGGCATCGGAAAGCTCCATTTCCTGATAGGAAGCAGGCGCAGTGATTGAGGCAGCAGCGAAACGCGTTATTGAGACCACGGCTCGGCTGTGGCTTGGGAGATGAGATGGGTGACCTCGTTCGACAACTGGAGTCCCAGTTCAAGACTCCGCTCTTGCCCCTGGAGGTGGTGCGGGCAACCTTCTTTCCGCACCTCTCTGCGGATTCCTTCAACCGGCGCGCGCGGGCGAACGACCTTGGCTTCCCGGTCATCACTGCGGAGCGCTCGCAGAAGTCGGCGATGTTCGTCCACATTGACGATCTGGCCGCCTACCTGGAGTCCCGGCGCGCCACTGCGACACGCGAGCACGCCATGCTGGCCGGTGCTTAAAAAATCCTTATGAAAGGCTGAATCCCCATGCTAGCGCGGGTGTTCAGCCGAATCGGGATCGGTTTTCATCGTCGGGTGTCGGTTTATCGTGGTGCGGATGAGGCGGTGTTTGCTGGCGCTTTCGCGATGTCGTGCTGCG